AGTAGTCACTATTGCTAACGATTCAGCTGTTCTAAGAGCAGTAGAGAATCCATATATGATGAAGGATAGACCATTCGTGGCCTATCAGCACGATAAAGTACCTGGTAAGTTCTGGGGTAGAGGTATAACAGAGAAAGGGTATAACCCACAGAAGGCTTTAGATGCAGAGTTAAGAGCACGTATTGATACTTTAGCGTTAACTACACACCCTATGATGGGATTAGATGCAACTAGACTGCCTCGTGGCACTAAGTTTGACATCAGGCCAGGTAAGACTATTCTTACTAATGGTGATCCTAAATCCGTTTTGATGCCGTTGAACTTCGGTAGTCTAGCCAACTCTACCTTCACAGAAACCGCAGAGCTAGAAAGAATGGTTCAAATGGGCACAGGTGCTATGGATACTGCCAATAGCAATATGTCCAACCCTCGAAACTCTACCGCCTCAGGAATGAGTATGTTACAGGCGGCATCAATTAAACGCCAGAAGAGAACTTTAATGAACTTCCAGGACAGTTTCTTAGTCCCTATGATTAATAAAGTAGCTTGGAGAAAGATACAATTTGATCCACAGAGATACCCAGTAACAGATTATAAGTTTTTACCTTATAGCTCTCTAGGCATTATGGCTAAAGAATTGGAGACTACTCAGATGATTCAGATGTTAAGTATGGTACCACAAAGCTCTCCAGCTTTTGGTGTTATCCTAACTAGTATCTTTGAGAACAGTTCTCTTAATAATAGAGATGAGTTAGTAGCGGCAGTACAACAGATGTTACAACCAAATCCTCAAGCACAACAAGCACAGCAGATAGAACTACAAAAGGCTATGCTGGAAAATGCTGAGCTAGAAGCAGAGATTGGTAAGCTATATGCTCAAACACAGAAATTACAAGTAGATGCAGGTGATAAAGTATCTCAAGAAGCACTAGCTAAGAAACAGTTAGAGTTAGCTGAGAAGATGGCTAAGCTTGAGCACACACGTTCAGAGACTATGAGAAATATTCCTGAAGTTGAACACCTACAATCGGAAACACTACTTAACTTAGCTAAGGCAAGAGTAGCGTGACGGATAAAGAATTACTCGAGAAACGTTTAGATTTATTTCAACACGATGGCTGGCGAGGACTCACTGAAGAGTTCTCACAACTAGCAGAATCGTTAGAGAAAATCTATGATATCGAGGACCTAAACACTTTACACTTACGTAAAGGACAGGTGTCTTTCCTAAATATGTTTGTTAATATGGAAGAAAGCACCAAACTAGCGTTGGACAATCTAGACGAATAGACTAGCCCCAACATTTTATAAATCCACAATCTTATTATAAGACGGAGAAAGCAATATGAGTAGCAGAGTAGTTGACCCTGAGGTCGTAGAACAAGAAGAAGTAAACGAAGTAACACTGGAAGATACGTTAGATAATACCGTTGAACCAGTAGAAGAGATAGAAGCGGTTTCAGAAGAACCAGAACTTCCATCTAAATTCCAAGGAAAGTCCGCAGCTGATATAGCTGATGCTTACGAAAACCTAGAGAAAGAATTAGGACGTAAGGGACAGGAAATTGGAGAGTTACGTAAATTAACTGATACATATCTACAACAACAGTTAAGCCAACCAACAACAGATACTACCAGCACAGAACCAGAGATGGACTTCTATGATAACCCCGAGGATTCGGTAAGGAAAATTATAGAGAATCATCCGAAGTTCAAAGAGTTTACTGCACAGACACAACAGCAACAAGCTAATATGACTGCACAGCAACTCGAGAAAACACATCCTGACTTCCAAAAAATCATTAGTGATGGAGGATTTCAGGAGTGGATAAACGGAAGTAAGATACGACAACGCTTGTATCAAGAGGCAGACCAATATAACTTTGATGCCGCAGATGAACTAATTACGAATTGGAAAGAACGTCAAATGATTTCCAAGACACAAGAGGTTAATGCGGAACAAGAGTCTAATAGGAAGGAAGCTTTGAAGACAGGTAAAGGAGTATCACGAGCTTCAGGTGAATCCACAGCAGGTAAAAAAATCTACCGTAGGGCTGATTTAATACGTTTAAAACAAACCGACCCTAGACGATATGATTCACTGGCAGATGAAATACTGGCTGCATATGCTGAAGGGCGGGTAAAATAATAATAATAAGAGGAAAGTAAAATGGCAACAGGTGTAATTGGAACAAATAACCAAACAGCAAAGGGAGGCTCAGGTGTAGCGGCAACGTTCGTACCTGAACTATGGTCTGATGAAGTAATCGCAGGCTACAAAAAGAATCTAGTAATTGCTAATCTAGTAACTACTATTAATCATAAGGGTAAGAAAGGTGATAACATTCACATTCCTACTCCAGTACGTGGATCAGCTACTTCTAAAGCAGTTAATACACAAGTTAAGATTCAAGATGATACACACGGTGTAACTTCTGTATCTATTGATAAGCACTATGAATACTCAGTGTTGATTGAAGACATCGTAGAAGTACAAGGTCTATCTTCATTACGTAAGTTCTATACTGATGATGCTGGTTATGCACTAGCTACTCAAGTAGACACGGACTTGTTTAATGCGGCAGCTAACTTGAATAGTGGTAATGGTACTACTGGTACTGCTGGTTGGAATAAGGCACAGGTGTTTTCAACGGCTGGTGTTCTAGCTGATTGGGACCGTACTGCTTCAACAAGTGCTGGTAATGCAATCTCTCTAGCTTCTGGTGGTGATGCAGCTATCCGTGGTATGATTGAAAAGTTAGACTTAGCTGACGTACCACAAGATGGTCGTGCTTTTGTTTTAACTCCACGTCAGTACACTGACCTATTAGGCCTTTCTCGTTTCACTGAGCAAGCTTATATTGGTTCAGGTGATGCAATCAAGACTGGTAAAGTTGGTATGATTTATGGTGTAGATGTTTACATCACAAACAATATGGGAACTACTACTTCGTTAGGAACTACTGTTCACGATATCGGCCTATTGCTACACAAAGATGCGTTAACGTTAGCTGAGCAGATGGGTGTACGTTCACAGACTCAGTATAAGCAAGAGCACTTAGGTGACTTGTTTACTTCTGATACTATATATGGTGTGGGTGAATTACGTAATACTTCTGGCTTTGCGTTTGTAACTGACAGATAGTAGTTAGTTAAACTCTACCCCTTCACTTAAAACCTGAGGGGGTTTTGTTTAACTAATTATTAGAGGACTTATGTTCATACAAGACTTATTTGAAGACTCTTCTTTTGGATTAGAGTTAGACAAGATAAAAGAAAAGATAGCTAAGATTTATAATCAATTAGTAGAGAAGGCTTATAAATTAGAGAACCCTGGAGCAACTCCGGAAGATATTGAGTTATTCTTACAAGAGAATGGTTTAGAATTTAAAGAACCAGAAGTTGATTTTGATTCGGAAGTGGATGAAATACAGCAAATGCTGGATGAGATGATACAGCCCGAAGAAGATTTAGACCCAGTAAAAGATAAATCTTATTCCAACCCTACAGTAGAGACAGGTAAGGAATTAAAAAGTAAAATACACAGTAAAGGTAACACCCCTACAACAATTAAAGAAGCTGACCATACTGGTCTTATGTCGACACCTGGCGATTTAAAGAAGTTAGTTAAAACAAAGAAGGTAGAGATACAGACAGGAAAAATAAATAAGAAGCAATCAATAGCTAAACGTATATCATTTGCTCCTCTAGTGGAGGTTGTTAATGATGAGTTAGCCTCTCTTAAACAACGTAGACGTATAGGTCGTAAGATGGCTGAGGATAGACTTTAATGGCCAAGCGTGGCACATTCTCTAGTTTAGTTAAACGATTTCCACCTATAAGAAGAGGTCACTGGAAGAGACATAAATTATTAACTATCTTAGCCAATAGAAGACAAGAAGAAAGATTCACAGACCCTGTATTCACAACTGCACAGGAAATTTTAGCAGAGAATGGTTCTTATATCTTAGCAGAACACACACCATACGCATACATTATAACGGAGTAACAGATGGCAACTACAAAAGTATCAGCACTAACAGAGATAACAAGCACAACAGGCTCAGAAGAATTATTAATTAACGATGGTGGTACTTCTAAGAAGATTCAAGTAAGTAACCTACCAGATACAGATACTACCTATAGTAACTTTGCAGGTACAACAGCTGGCTTAGTACCTACATCTACAACAGGTGATGACACTAAGTTCCTTAGAGCTGATGGCACTTGGGTTGTACCTACTGATACAGACACAAATACAACTTATACATCTTCAGACTTCACACACAATAGCCTATCAGGCGTAACTGCTAATGAGCATATAGACTGGACTACTGACCAAGGTGCTACAAATATACACGCTGGTAATTATACGGATACAGATACAGGTATTACAGATGTAGTAGACGATACTACACCTCAGTTAGGTGGTGATTTAGACTTCCAAACACACAAGGCTACATCATTCACCTCAACAGGTATTGATGATAACGCTACGAGCACAGCTATTACTATTGATAGTAGTGAGAATGTAGGTATTGGCGTTACTCCAAATAGTGATTGGCGTGCGGCTTGGACAGTCTTGCAACTGGGTGGACGAACTAGCCTTTCAGACCAAGCGGAGGGAAGTG